ACTTCACAACCGATGTAGTTATCGGTGATTTAAAACAATCTAAACAAGTAGTAGACTGGGAGAAGAACTATAGTGAAACCTGTATGGTTCCAGAGTATTTAGCTCCTAATCTACCTATCTTATTAATCAATGGCTCCTTTGGTATTACACCTGGTTTGAAAGTAGATATTCCTAAACACAATATCTCTGAAGTAATCGATGCAACTATCAAGCTCATTGATAATCCAAATGCTAAATTTGTATTGGTACCTGACACACCAATGGAGTGTGATATTATTGATACAGATTTCCAATCAATTTGTGATACTGGTTATGGTAACTATAAAGTCCGTGGTCGTATTGATATCGGAGAGTTCCATAATAAACCAGCTCTATTCATTCGCAGCTTACCAGATTATGTATTCTTGAATACAGTAACTGATAAGATTGAAGAAATGATGGAGAAGAATGTATTAACTCAAGTTCAATCCATCGAGCATAACTCAGATGGTGATGAGAAGATGGAATGTATTATCGTTCTTAAGAATGGTAGTGATCCAAACTTCGTTAGAGATACAATCTATAAGAATACACAGATTGAACGTGGTGGTCGTGTAAACTTTGAGGTAATCTGTGAACGTCGTATCGTTCGTATGAACTATCGTCAATACTTAACACGATTCATCGATTTCCGTAAGGTAACTAAACTTAGACTATACTATAATCTATTGCAAAATACTATGACTGAATTCCATAAGTATGATGCATTAGTTAAAGTAGTATCTAGTGGTGATATTGATTCTATCATTGAGCGTATTAAGAAGTCTAAAGGTAATGATGAAGAACTAATCATGGATATGGTTAAGAAGTTCAAAATTACTGACTTACAGGCTAAGACAATTATTAATATGCCATTGAAGAATCTATCTAAACATAACCTAGCTAGATATAAAGCTAAAGTAGAAGAATTACTCAAGCTCAAAGAGTTATATCATAATAAGATTCGTAATGAGCATGAGCTTAATGAAGAACTTAAAGCTGAATTAAGAGACTTAAAGCATAAATATGGCAAGAAACGTAATGCTAGAATTATCTCTCAAGCTGAAGCATCTAATATCCCTGAAGGTGAATTCAAGATTGTTATCACTGAAGCAAACTATGTGCGTAAACTTGGTTTGAATGATACAATCAGAGCCATCAAAGGTGATAATCCTAAATTGGTAATTAAGATTAGCAATACTGATAACCTAGTATTATTTGATGCGGGTGGTAAATGCTATTCTTATCCAGTACACAAGATTCCATTGTGTGACAAATCCAATTCTGGTATTGATATTAGAAACTTGAGTGCTAAGTTCACTTCTAATATTATTGCTATCTATCCAGAAAGCGTAATCAAACAATTAGCTAAGTCTAAACAAAAGATGTATGTAATGGTATTAAGCCATACTGGTTTCATTAAGAAAATGGAATTAGATGATTTTGTATCATTAACAGCTAGTGGCATCTTCTATACTAAGTTAGACCAAGGTGATTTCGTTAAGACAATCATCATTGGTGGAGATGCATTAGATGTAATTACATTCTCTGATAAGAAAGCTTTACGATTCTCTGCTAAAGAGATTCCATTAGTACGTAGATCCGCTAGAGGTGTACGTTCCATTGGTGGTAAGACAGTTGAGTATGTAGATGGTATGACATTAGTAGCCGGTAAAGATATCACTGATGTAGTTGTAGTAACTAAGAATGGATATCTTAACCGATTCAATATTAATGCATTACCTCAAAGTCAACGTGCTAAAGCTGGTAGCTCAGTTGTTAAGTTATCTAAGACTGATAAGATCAATAGTATCCATATTGTAAATCAAAATGATGCTATTCGTTTGATTACAGAGCATGGAACTACTGATGTTAAAGTAACTGACGTCCCTACAGGAAGCTCTATCTCTGCTGGTACTAAATGTATTAGTGGTAAAGACACTGTAGTTAAATCAATGATGATTAAATAAAGAAGAAGTCCCATAGGAGATTAACTCCTATGGGATAACTTTTATTTGGAGGAAGATATGTTTGATAGTAAATTATGGCAACTAAAATTGGATCTTAGAAATGTATCCCCATATTTAGTAAACAGTATTGAAGTTGATGGAAAATCTATTGATTCAGAAAAACTATTTATCACATTTAACCTATTTGATAAACGATATACTATACAAGTTACAATCAATGAGATGACTGACTTATATGATATATCAGTATCTGAGTTTGGTTTCGGTATAATGCAAACTATAACTACAGATGATGCTAAAGCGTGTATAGAAGATATCCTTGCTAAATATACAAATTTAGATTTGATTGACTTGTATATACTTAATGATGTATTGAAAGATAGAATGCATTCAGAGATGTCAAATAATACAATATTAGTATTCTCACAAACAGGTCATTTCAATATTAGCGTCAGAATTGTAGATGGATTATATGCAGTAGGAATACATGGTAAGAATTATCAGTCAAAAGAATATAGATTTGACTCAGGGTATAAGACTTATAATTTTATAGCTAACATATACAGTCTATATCTAGATGAAGAATTTGAAGGTGCTGAAGATCTAATTACTCTATATGCTAATCTATATCTAGAGCTTGGTAGTTCAAGATTATATATAGAAAAAGATGAGGTATCTGATTGTAATATAAATATAGTGTATTTCTTAAAGACATCAGAACCAGCTAAATTGAACTTCAATAAATTTGACTATAGTGATGACCAAATTCAATGCGTTATTTGGGAAGATGAATACAATGTCAAAGACTGTGATCGTAACTGTGTAGTCAGATCTCCAGAAGATGCAGCTAACTGGGCTAAATCTGTAGTTGATGAATTTAATAAAGGTGAATTATAATCTAAGAGAGGTAGTTTAGTTTAACTACCTCTCTTTATTTTTTGTAATAGTGGGTATTTATAGCTGTATATTATTAAGGTGATATAATGATATTAGTTTATAGTTTAGCCGCATGGCAAAGAAAGGTTATATCATGAAAATCGTAAATGGCATTGCTTATGAAACAACTAAAACAGAACGTTTAGCACTTAAAGTTCTAAAATATGACTTATTTAATAATGAGTCTAAATATCCTGATTGGAATGCTGGTAGATTGGGCATCGAAGATGCACTTCATTATATGAAGGCGATTTATAAAGAGTATTATTTTAATAATAAGGATATCATAAATCCGAAATTTGAAGTATATGATTATGACTTTGAAACTGGTGAAAAAACAGTAGGAATCAGCTACTATCGTAAACCAACTGAGATCGAGCGAGCTAAAATTGGTGATGGTATGATTTATTCAACTGACCTAGTTGGGGCATTAATCCCATCAAATTACGATACAATCTTAGCTGGGTATAAATTACTTGGCAAACATCGTAAATACGCTATGTTGAAAAAGAAATATGATAAGAAATTAGGAGTAGCGTAAGCTACTCCTCTTATATTATTTATTTTTTTTTGTAAAATACTACATACCTAACACATAAGTAGTGTATAGCAGTAGCAACTTATGGATATTTTACTAAATTCTCCTTTGTAAAAATATTATTCTACGAAACAACCCTCATGTGATGCTATACGAAAAATTCCCCTATGGAGTCTAAGCTCCATAGGGGATAATTTTTATTATGGTAAAATAAGTTTTCTTAAAGATTCATAAGATAATAACTCTAAGTCACGTTTATTACGTAGAATGTATCTCCATACATTAGCATTAGCTACATCAGCCAATGGAGGTAATGCACGTTTAGAATCATTCTCTTCAATACGGTCTTCTAAGTACTGTGCATACTTATCTTCAACAGCATTCAAGTCTTTAATAACTTGATTGATTTCTTTACTATTATTAGAGCTATCTTTAAGTTCTTTAGATAATGTAGCTACCATACCACCAATACGTCTAGCAGATTGGATACCATGAGCTTTTGGATCGAATAGACCAATTATCATATATAATGGAACTGTCCACCATCTTTGAAGCATTTTAATTGCAGGAGATTGATTAAGCATATTACCTTCAATCTTACCTAGAGCAGATGCTAACTCTGGTGCATAACCATAGATAGTAGAGAAGCTATCAGAACGTTCTTCTTCTGGATCATGCAATTGAACACGAACGAATACGTTTTTGAATTTCTCTTCGACTAATCTAAATAGCTTATTACGTCCTTCTGGAGTAAGAAGCATATCTAAAGATGTAATAGCAGTTACTGTGCCATCCATCATAGATGCAAATAAAATCAATACATTAAAGAATACAAAGATCCACATCATTCCAGGTACTGTTAAGTATACAAAGATCTTAAGAGTATTTAAGATTCTTTCTCCATCAGTTATATCTGGACCATTAGAAATCTTGAAAGCTTTTTGTACGTCTAATACACCATCAACTAAGATTTGTAGTAGTTTAGTATTAAGATTGATGA